GGCAGCCTGCTTACGGGCCTCCACCTTCTCGTGGGCAGCCTTGAGGTCGCCGCCCGTCTGGTTGCTGGCGAACCAGAACAACTCGCTCATGTCGGGCGTGTCATCCTTGTAGCCGAGTTCTCGAGCCTCGTTCTGCACGGCGCGGATGGCATCTTCCTGTCCCCGTGCAGCCTCCTTCTCGGCCCACAACCGCTCGGCATCCTCACGGGTGAGGGCCGGGGGCGGGCCGGTGAGCGCCGAGTCGAAGTCCTCTCCGAGCAACTGCTTGGAGACCTCGATCATCCTACGGGCGGCAGCCTCAGGCGAGTTCACAAGGTCCTTGGCGAGACCAAGGAACACCTCGCGGCTCTCGTCATCGAACCCGTCGAACGCCTCGTCGTAGGTCTTGGCGCGGGTGCGGTATCCGGCGCTCTCCTGACGGAGCTTCTCCACATAGGCACGGTCGAACGTGTCCTGCTGCGCGGGATCATCCGGCGTAGGAACGCCCGGAGCCGGGGTGCTGGCGCTTGTGTCCGCAGGCGGCGAAGCGTCTACCACGTCAGCGGCGGTGCCTGCCCCCGTATCGGGTGCGGACGAAGTGTCTGGTGCGATGTCAGTCATCTGGACCGACCTCTCTTTCTATTGGTGTGGTCTATGCACCCATGCTAGCAGCTTGATCCGCTAGCATGGCGAGTTCCTCAGCGGCGGGGTCCGCCATCGGGTTGTCTGCTCCGGGTGCGGCGAGGCTGAGAGCCTCGGGCGGCAGTTGGCTAGGGTCCAGCGTCGGGCGGGAGTCAGGCATTGGGACCGCAGCGGCCATCGGGTCAATGGCGCTCGCCTGACGGCTCCGACCGGCGAGTTCAGCCGCCATCGTGGAGTGCGCCTGAATGTGGTCGTCAACGATGACCCGCTGCTCCTGCGTCATGCGTTCGTACCGGGCCGACTTGCGGAACACGTTGTGCTCGGTAATGTGGATCTGGTGGTCATCGAAGTCCGCAGGGATGCAGACACGGTTGACAGCCATCCACGAGTTCTCACGGCGGGCCTTCGCCACATCGGGGCGTGCCCGGTCGAGGAACTCGCGCTGACCCGGCAGTTCCACCAGGGCCGAGAAGGTCTCGATGTCCTGCACGAGACCCATCTGGACCATCTTCTCGGCCATCGCCTGCATGGCAGCACGAGAGCGCGGGAGGATCGCATCCTCTGGCACCTGAGCCTGCGTCTGTCCCTGAAGGAGTTTGCCGTTCCAGCGTACGACCTCGGGGACCTCGCCAGCCTGGCGGATCATGCTGGTGCGGGTCTCAGTCACCTGGGAGGCGTAGAGTTCCAGCACCATCGTGGCGACCTCGCCCCACGCGCTCGCCTGAGAGGCGATCATACGACCCACAGGCGTGCTGTCGTGCTCTGCGAGGATGGACAGGCCGTAGCCCGACTCGATGTTCGCAGGGGCCGACCCACGGGACACGTCATGCACCCCGAGAAGGTCGTCCATGACCTCTTCCAGCTTGGCAGGCCAGTCGCTCCACCACTGAGGCATCTGCGATGGGGTGAGCCAGACTGGAAGCTGGTCGCCGTCAGGGAACGGAACCATCTCGCCGGGCAAGTCCGACAGCGACTCCATCATGTCCATGCTGGACTGAGGGACAGCGAGGCGGGCGTTGCCAGCGTTCTTCATGTGCTCGGCCACGTTGGACTGAGCGAGGTTGTAGAGGACCTGAATCTGGCGGGCCTGTGTGACGACGGTCTCGCCCTGCCACACGTTGTCACGCTCGGTCTCGTACGTGATGGCGAAGTTCAGACGGTCCTTGAACGGGAACGGCCACGACTTCGGGCCGTCCACGAACTTGCCGTCCACGACGATAGCGACGGTGCCCTTCTCGTTGCCGCGGTTCGGGCGTTCGTAGTACGTCAGCACACGAGTGAGTTCGGGGCGTTGGTCGCCCGTGTTCTCCACGCCTGACATGAGCGAGGCTTGGAGCGGAGACAGGCCGTTCGTGGCGTCCGAGGGCGGCACGGCGCTGAGTCCGTACGTGGACTTGACCTGTTCGGGCGGGAGCGCCTGAGCCTTGATCCACCAACGGGACCGCACGGGATCCCGACTGCCCGGCTCAACGACGAACTCGGCAATGGACAGGGGCGTCTCCACGGTGTCGCCCGTGCAGGTCTCCCCGTCGATGACGGTGCCGCCACGGGGGTCCCAATCCACAGCGATGGCGGCAGTCCCACCGAGCCATGTGGACCAAGCGTTCTTGACCCGCAGGTTCTCCCACGAGTGCTTGAGGTGCGTGTCTGACAGGATGGCCTCGGAGGTAGACGCACCTGACATCGTAGCGTCGTCTGCCGAATCGGGCAGCACGTCGAACACGAGGTGGCGCTGCGACAGCTTGGAGATGATCGTGCGGGATCCAGGCCAGATCCGGTTGACGGTGGCCTGCACCCGAGACGGGTCGCCCTCAAAGCGATCCATACGACTGGACGACTTGTTGTAGTAGACCCACTGGTACCCGCTCTTGAAGGCGGCGTTCAGCCAGTAGTCGCGGATCTCCTGCTGGATCGTCTTGGCACCCGAGTTGTACCGCTCAACGATGTCTTTGGCTTCCATCAGAGTCCTAGCGGTTTGCGGGGGCGATCATCAAGCTGTTCACGCTTGGCGGGGCGGGCGGGTAGGAGGGATGCGATTCGTTCAGCAGGGGTGTTGGCTGCGGCCATGCGTTGCAACCTCTCGCGCTCTTTGCGGTGCATGTAGGCTTGCACCATGAGAGCGCCAACGAGGGCGAGGCTAAGCAGCATTCGCCGCTGCTGGCTCAGGGCTGGCGGACAGCGCAGCGTACTGAGCCGTGAGCAGTTCAAGCGCCTTGCGAGCGGCATTGCGTTCGGCAAGGAGTGCCTGGTTCTCGGAGTTGAGGTGGGCGTTCTCTTCTCGGATCTCGTCAGCGATCTTCTCGGGGATCATCCCAGCCAAAGCGCCCGCCTCGGCGGCGCAGTTCAGGCAGAACTCGAAGATGCCCTCGAAGTCGATGTCGGTGTCCGTCGTGACGATGGGACGGTCAGGAGACTTGTTGGTCCGGCCCGTCTTGCCGGGACCGCTGCCGCAAAGCGAGCAGGCGTGGGAACGACCGTTCTGTGAGAATGCTGGGGCGAGTTGCATCTTGGTCCTTACGAGCGATCGTCGGCGTCAGCGGTAACCATTGAGTCAGTCTAGCATAGGCCGTCAGAAACAGCGGTACTTGCCACCACGCCACGGGGACCAACCGGCTACCGAGTAGAGGTAGGCGGCGTACTTGCCGTTCAGCACAGGGTCCAGCGCCTTGCGCTCGAACGGAGCACCGTAGCGAGCCTCAAACTGGCGCTTGTGGGCGACTCGGTTGATCTGAAACAGGCCGTAGTCGTTGGTGGCCGAGATAGCCGACGGGTTGCCGCCCGACTCTCGCTTGATGATGCACGAAGCGACCGCCCGTTGAGCAGGTGGGAACTGTGCGACCCCCACCTGGGCGGGGGAGCAGGCCGATCCGATGACAACGAGGACGGCGATGAGCATGATGGACACGATTTTGCGCATCCGACCAGCCTACCACGTTTCGTCACGATTCCGTAACTTACGGAAGCCTACCAAGGGTCGGATGGAACCGCTTTCGCTTCTTCTTGGCCGCTCGCAACTGCTCAGGGTGGCTCAATGGGTCCGAGAGGTCCCTGCGGGGGAGGATCGTAGCCTCTCGGACGGCGTAGCCCAGCGTATCCACCATGTCGTCGTGCGTTCCGTTGGGGAAGATCATCATTTCGGCTTCGAGATCCCCCAACAGGGCATGATCCGCGGGCAGGAACAGTTCATCCGCCTGGTTCATCATGCCAATCGGGATCGCGCGGGCGATCTTGTCCCTGTCAGCCTTCAATTCCTTGACAGGAATGCGGTTTCCGCGCTCTTTCCGCAGGGCTTGGAGCAGCGAGATGCCGTATGTTTGCGATTCTACCCCGAAGAAGCGTATTCCAGCCCCTCCCGTGAGGTTTCGTGACTTCCGCCAGAACGCTATTGCCTTAGCCATGTGTTCGGTGGACTCAATACGCTCTCGAAGCATGTCAACGAGCAGCAGTTGGTTCCACGGAGTCCATGCAAAGAGGCTGAACACCGTGTAATCTGCGGTGTTCTTGCTGCTCACAGCGAGGTCGGCGGTGATGAAGTAGATGCACTCGTTCACATACGACTCTCGGGTGCGTCCTGTGCCGTCCTTCGTCTTGTAGAACTTGCGTCCAGAGAAGTTCGTCTCCGTGGTGTGGTATCGGTACGGCTTCCCAAGCTGCCCGCCGCCCTCGATGTTCGGCTTGCCCTGGTACAACGCCGAGAACCAGAGCATACCACCTGGTTCTCCGTCACCAATGTCCCCCTCGTTCTGTCGCTGTAGCAACCGACTCCGTGTTGCCAACTTCGGACACAGCGGTTCACCTGGTTTGCGGTTGAGAATGTCCCTTTTCCCTGTGTCGGGGTCAACCGAGAACCCCTCGTCGTCCGTAGCCTCAAAGGCAAGTGCAGGCAAGTTGAGGGTGTAGCAACGCTCACGACGCATGATATGCCCGGCGAGGTCATCCTCGTGCCAACGAGTCTGGATGATGATAGACACGCCACCGAACTCAAGACGTGTTTTCATGGTGGACTCCCACCATTCCTTGTTCTTCTTGCGCTTAGCCTCGGACAGCGCATCCTCTGAGTTCTTGACCGGATCGTCAACAATGATGAGGGTGGCCCCACGGCCAGTGATAGGGCCGCCAGCACCAGCCGTGTTCATGCCGCCCTCGTGCCCCTCAATGGTCCACTCGTCAGCGGCGCGTGTGGTGGAACTGACACTCACCCCAAGTTCGGGGTGTTCCTCTATCTTCTCACGATTCTTCCGCCCGAACATCTTGGCGAAGTCGCTCTCGAACCCTGCGACGATGACCTTGCCATCAGGGTTCTTCGTAAGGTACCACGCAGGCACGGTCTCCGTTATAATCCAAGACTTCCCGTGACGTGGCGGCATGGACAGCACGAGCGTCTCGTGCGCTTCCTCGCCTGTCTCGGGGTGACGCCACGCCCCGTCGTCAGGGTCATCGTCTAGCGGGGTCCACACTGCGGGCGTGCTGATACCGCTGTCGTAGAGGGCGTGCTCTATGAGCGCCTTAGCATAGCGAGACAGCAGTTCCGTGTGGGGGAACCGCTTGGTCTTGGCGGGGTTGATGTGCTGTGCATAGTCCAACGGCGAGAGAAGGGCAATCTCACGAAGGAGGTCCTGTTCGTATCGTCGTCTCTCTTCCGCAGTCGCATAAACAAGGAGATCGGGATAGAGGTCGATGGCGGCGGGATCGGGCACGGCTCTAGTCTACTGCACAACGAAAAGACCCGCCCCTCGCTTGCGGAGAGGCGTG